TCTTAATAGTTCCTGGAATTTGTTTAATCGTATCAAAATTCTCGTTTTCGATTTGTTTAGCTTTTTCAGCATAATTAGTTATACTAGCAGCAGCTTTATCTGTAAGAGATAAATTTCCGTCTGCTCTAACTCCAGCGTTAATATTATTTACTTCTGTTTTTAGTCTATCTAATAAGCCAAATTTATTAGCAAGTGCTTCTGCACCAGATTTAATACCAGTAGAAATAGCTGAAATAGCGGCAGGTGCTGCAGCTCCTAATAAAGCACCTTCAACTCTGTTTCCTTCTCCAGCTAACGCAGCACCAATAGCTCCTTGTCCTGCTAGATTTTTACCTAAATAGACAGCTTTATCTAACATTCCAGCGCCTTCTGCTAACTTAGCAGGTGCTGCTGCCTCACCACCAGCTAAAATACCTCCTACATAACCAGTGCCTTTACCTAAGGCATTGAATATAGGATGCGCTTCATTAATGTCTTTATAATCAGAAGCATCTAAAGCATGTCTTATGTCAGCGCCTGATTTATTTAGTTTGTCTGCTAATTCAGGAGAGATATAACTTAAAGCTTGAGTAACCAATCCTCCTATGTCTCCGGCAGTGTCTTCAAGACCAGATCTTACACCTTGTCCTAAAGCAATTACTGGATCTGTAATTTTATCAACTAGGTTTGAAGAAGCAGGAGAATCGTCTTCATGAAATGTTCTTTGATTAGACCCAGCTAAAACAGCAGTAGAAGGATCAAATCCTGAAGCACCGCTCGATTCTGCTGGTGGAGTAAGTAGTTTAGCTGAACTAGGATCAAACGGCATGTTATTGTACCTCTACCCATTTACCATTGACGTACTTAGCTTTGTTTCCTTTAGCATCTTGATAAATCTGTCCTTCTTCAAAAGCAGAATTTTTGCTTTTATCTTCCCACGATTTAGCTGGCTCTGGGTTATTCTTCTTCCATTGACTATATTTATCACTATTTTGCATGATCTCATCTTCTCGTTTCCAAGATTGATATTTTGACTTAGCAGCTAGATCATCCATTTTGTCTAATATTTTAGATAAAGGATATTTGTCCATAGCAGTATTACCTACTACTTCTGTCAAGAAATCTCGATCTGCATCTGTAAATCCTTGTCCACCACCTAATTTATATATATCTTTTGCTTGTAAAGCTAACGAGTTTAACGATGACTTTAAGATCTGAGCTTGTGCATTCCATTTCGGAATCTTTAGAAAATTAGCAGCAGGGCCTACCGAATATTCAGGAACGGATGACAACTCTTTTTTAGCTGATTGAACTGTCGTATGGAACGTATCCATCGAGTCTCTGTTATCTCTAGCTACTTTAGCCGCTTCTGCATCCTTAGATCCTAAGGCTATATCTAAAGGGTTGTTGACCATCTTAGCAGGCGTAATAGATTTATCTAAACCTTGCTGCAGTGCCTGTACTTTTTGTTCTGGTGTCAAAGGTCCTTGACCAGCTTGTACTTTAGCATCACTTAATTCCTGAATACGTTTTTGTGTATCAGACGGCTTAGCTCCGGCCATAGCTTTAGCTCTAGCGTCAGCTAAAGCAACTTGATTGGATAATATGCCGGCCATAAAACTATTTTGATCAAATTGTTCTGGAATAGTGTCTTTAACACTTGATGGAAGATCTTTACGAGCAATTTGCCATATAGCAGCTTGTTGCTGTGGATCAGGCTGTCCTGTTTGAGGATTAATCCCCATAGCAACTTTACGATAAAATTGTCCTCTTAGTCCTTCTTCTTCTTCAAAAGCTTTTGCATCAGAAGATCTAGCTTTAGCTTGAGCATCTAAAGCATTAGCCATTTTTGAATCAAAATCGGCTCCCATTGCCGGATTTTGTTTGTATAAAACGGATCTGTAAGTATTTATATCTTTTTGTGCACCAGCTCTTTTCTCTTCTTCGTCCATCGCTTTATTTTGAGCATTATTCAGCTTTAACTCATTCATATCAATCTGCTGTTGATTTTGAGTCTTCTGTTGTTCGCCTAATTCTAAATCTTGCTGTCCTTTTTGATATTGCTGGCCTGCTTGAAGACCTTTTAAAAATCCAGAGCCTAGATCATCTAAAGGATCGTAAGGTCTAGGAGCCGAAACACCAGCAGCCCCTCCTCCACTTATCGAAGGAGCATTTTGAGTTAATGGAGCTAATATTCCAAAATTAATTGGCATTTTTAACCTCCAATTCTTTTATTTTATCTTTTAATTGTTTTACTATTCCAAATAGCACACCGATAGCATCTACTGTATCTATAGTAACTCCGTCACCGACTCCGAACACTTCTTTAAAGTCTTCTGCATAAGGACCAATATGATCTACTTTATCCATAAATTTTACGCTAGGTTTGTACTGCCATTTTTCTACAGGTAGATTATCTAAATCATCTAGATCTATCTTGACTTCTTCGCCTTTTGTTTTTAGCAATTTAGAAGATAATTTTCCTAATGATGCAACTCCTCCTAGTAACGAGCCTATGCCGGACAATCCTCCGCCACCAGAGCTAGAACTAGATTCTCCGGTAATTACCTTATTATATTGGGTATTACCTAACTGATAAGCAGACGCTTGAGCTTGTCCTTTAGCAAGAGCAGCATTAGCCAACGAATCACTTAATTGTGATTGTAAATTACCTAAAGCTGTTCCTTGTCCTGTTAATACACCTGCAGACGAATTAGCTGCTTGGGCACCAATACCTGCTTGTTGTGCTAGATTATTAAGCATGTTGTTGTAGTACTGGCTTTCTAATTGAGAACCAAAGTTAGAAATATCTTTAAGCATGTTACCAGAACCTAAGAGACCTTTAGCACTAGCAGCTTTTTGAATTGCATCAATACCTTGTTGTTGTTGTGCTGCATATCCAGGCTGTGCAGCCACTGCTGCAGAAATTTGATCTGGAGTATAGGAACCTGCTGCTTTAGCTTCGTTATACCATTGTAAATTTTGGTTATATGCTTCTAATTGCTTTTGATATTGATCATTAGCAGCTTGAATAGCATCTTTATTAGTATCATTGTATTGCTGAGTTAAATAATCAGAAATTTGACTAACAACGTCCGGATTCTTTTTGATGAAGTCATTTATAGCATTTTGTGTACCGACAGCATAGATAGGATTACCGTTAGCGTCGAAATTAGAAGCAGCAACTTGACTGTAATCTGCAGGGCCGTTGTACCCTATTACATCGAGGCCGCTTGGCTTGTAAGGTCCATTAGCACCTGTTAAGCTTATTCCGTTCCATTTAGCCCCAAGACCATTATAAATAGTGTATAAATTGTTATCGTTAGCTCCTGGTACTGCACCTAAATATGAATTATTAGCTACGTAATTTTGAATGTCTGTTTGACTAGGAGTATACGCTTTAGGCGCTGTCGGAGCTGATCCTGGATTATAAGGATCTAATCCTAAGTATCGGTTTAATTCATTTTGAGCTTGTACGCCTTGAGATACATAAGGCTGTAATGTCGTGTTAGCCGCATTAAAGTTGTTAGTAATAGCAGCAATAGCAGCCGCTGTTTGTTGCTGAGCTACTTGAGCAGCTTGATTGGCTGCATTAGCTTGATATTGTCCAATGACACTTGCAGCGCCTGGAGTTACATAAGGCAAATAGCCATAACTAGTTGATTCGCTGGATGATCCACCGCCCATATTACCCTCTTGTAAAAATAAATAAATTTACTAATTGATTGTTGTAATAAACTGAATTTGGAATACAGCCTGCTGCTGTAAATTGATTGTCTAGCATAAACTTTAAAACATGAGGACAATTACTAGGAACGTACGTCATAAAAGTAGTGTCTTCTTCCTTACATTTAAACCAGTCTATGGCAATTTCTAAAATTTCTTTTCCTAGTCCTTGCTTATGGTATTTTGGAAGAACATTTATGTGTGCTTCTACACAAATGTCAGTTAAATATCTATAATGGATAATTCCGATCAATTGGTTTTCTAAAACAAAACTAAGAAATCGAAATCCCTTGTCTTCTAAATATTCAGAAAAAGTCATATCAAAAGGACAGGATCCTCCAGTGCCGTTCGACATCTGGTATACTTCTGGAATAGAATAAAAGTCTTTTACTGTAACAGAATCAGGTATTCCTAATATAACAGGACTTAAAGGATCAAATTTCATTTAGGATATTTCTCTTTAATTGTTTTAATTTGTTCTATATAAGCTAAGCCATCAGCGCCGATATCTGTGCCGTTAGTATGTAAGTAACTTAAAGCTTTATAGATATTGTCTAGTTGATCACCTAAAGCCGGATATTCTGCTCTTCTGTTCTCAGCATACAATTTAGCTTGAATATTTGCTGCTTGATCTGCCCAAAACTGAGTAATTTCTGCTTCTTCTTCTGGAGTAAGCTCTATAACTTCTCCATTTACTACTTTAGTTAAAGCCATTAGGTTATACCGTAAAGTTTGAATTGTCCTGTAGATATATTGCCACTAGAAAACAAAAGACGTATGCCATTTACTGCAGTAGTAAAGGTAGTTCTTCCAGCTGATAAGTAGTACCTGTACGTAGCTTTGGCTTGATCTTCATAAAAAGACTGGCAAGAAACATTTGTTGCCGTTCCGCTGCCGGGATTATAGATGTAAATGACTCCAGAACCTCTTGTGCTATTGGCCCAAGTTGCGCTAACTAGAATTACAGAATTCCCTGAAACGTTCGTTGCAGCAGTGCCGGTTCCTGCGGCAGTAAATGTCTGATAACCGTAGTCAGTAGCGCCTGCATTCCAAGAACTTCCGCTGTTTGTGGACACTCTTAACATAAGATCTACGTTGTTGGTTGCCGGAAGCACGTTATCAAAAATGATGAGATAGTTTGTATAACCAGTAACGCTGGTAAAATCTATAGTTGCGCTACTAGACGCTGTTCCGGTAGCTAAGAATACAAACCCGGCAGAAGCGCCTGAAGGAGTGGCCCAAGTACCGTCTCCTCTCCAGAAGGTAGTACTTGAAGCAGAAGTTCCACTATTTAGATTTGTTACTGGAAGATTGCCAGTAACACCGTTTGCTAGATTTACTTGACTCCAGCTAGGATTATTGCTAGTGCCTTGATTAGACAAATATCTTGTAGAATTTGTGTCTTTAGCTAATTTAGATATAGTTGTTGCCGCAGATGCATATAGTATATCACCTTGCGAGTAGCTTGTCAAGCCTGTTCCGCCTTGAGAAGCACTTGCTACAAATGTAGCTGCTATAGTAGGGCTTGGGTAGTATCCGGTTAAATCTCCTCCAGCAGGGCCCGAAGGCGCTGTTGTAAACGACAGGCTGTTTGCTGAAGTCAAACGGCCTTGCGCATCTACGTCAAACATAGCCATGTCATTGATTGTATAAGTTCCTGCAGTTACGGAGGTGTTCTCTAGATCAGAAGCCCGGATTTTATCGTCTCCTGTGCTTGATAACACTCCGCCAGGACCTACTTGAACAAACCCTGACGACAAGGTACTCAATGCTTGCTCGTTTTGAAGGCTTCCAGAAGGAGTTTGGACTATGTATGTTCCAGTATCAGGAGCAAATCCAGTAGCTGTCCCAATACGCGTATAAACTAAGCTCCACCACAATTTCCAAGGCGGTGTCATGGTACCATTTTCAAACATTTGGTATTGTACTGGAGGCTGAGGCAATTTTTCAGACATTAATACGTCTCCACTCTATAATCGCCTGTAGCACCTAATAAAATACATTTGTCTGTCATAGTTGTCTGAACTTTAAAAACCCATTGACGAGCTGAGCCTATTCTGTCATAAAGCAGCGATCTAGCTCCGTAAGTCGTGCCTATAGTTCTGGATGGAGATCTTTGATTGAATGTGTGCCCTCCGTCCGTAGATAAATACAAATCGATCGTAGAATTATTACCTACGCCTGATTCTGATTCCATAATCAAACGATCTATAGTTATATATTTTGTATCTTTAAAGAAAGGATAAGTAACTAAAGTCCGACGAATAGCTGTACCGTTCTCAGTTTGAGCGTCAGAGTCCATGTAATAAAGATTACCGGATTGGTAATCTCCGATGATTTGTTTGTTGTAACAGAACGCATAGCAGTTGCCGATGTGGCGAGTGTACTGGCCGCCGACATAAGATTCTCTTTTATTCCAAGATTTAGTCGTAATATTGTAGTCAAATGTTAAATTACTAGCCGGGAATGTTACTGTATAATATTCGTTGTCTTCTTGCATATAAGTATATGCAAAAGATCCAGTTAGATCAGTTACTTGTTTTAGTTGATAGCTTATTTCAGTAGAGACAGAAGCAAAATTCCCTGGCTGTGCTTGAATAATTTGAATACCACCAGAAGCATTTTTACTTACAAAAAACATGGATGTTGTACTGACAGCTACTGTATCTACAGCATTTGTAGGCATACCTATACGCAAAACACCTGTGTTATCTCTCTCAAAAGGAGCACCAGAGTTAAAATAAGGTTCTAGCGAAGTTGTGCCAATAAACCAAATATAAGGATATAAAGACTTGACAGCTATTACATTTTGTGATATGCCACTTTTTTGTAATAAGTTCAATGCATTCCAGCTTGTTCCATCAGATATATCTGAATAGACAACTCTAGGAGTGCCTGGAACAGCTGCGATAAAGTACTCGTCTTGTGCAGTTATACTTGTAGTAGTAAAAGGAAAATCCACGTCTGAAATAGCTGAGAAAGAAGATGTACTTACAATAAATAAATAGCCTGCAGTTCCATCTACTAATAAGATTTGATCTGTAATATTAGCGAATCTGACTCTGCCTGAAGAAGTCGATAAAGTACCTAACGTTGTTTTTGTTCCATCAGAACCTATAGAATAAAACGTGCTGTCTAATACGCCATATAAGACACCATTATATTCATAAAGACCTCTCCAGCTCGTTCCAGTTCCTGCAGAGAAAACAGACGTTCCAGGACAAGGATATGCAGCTAAAGGAAGCTTGCCTCGTTTATTGCCTTGTAGATACCAATTAGTCAATTCAGCCTGCGCCCAATCTACTGATTTGGTTTTATCCCACGAATTTAAAAAATCTATAGTAGCCATAAAATCCTATAAATTGTCGTCAGGAACAATATAGATATTTGAGTTTTCTGCATCCCATGCTTTTAATTCTTCTAAAGAAGATACAGCAAGATTTATAATGTCATTTGGATCTGATTTTGTTAAATTGATTCCGTAAGCAGGGGCAGCAGCACGAGCCAGATTGTATGTTAACGCGAATAACCATTCTTGAGGCAAATCTGGTGTGTCTGTACCAGTATCAAAGTCTTGTATAGATCTAGCATAAGAAATTTGAATTCGAGTTGTACAATCGTCTGGTGTTGGCCATACGTACAAAATACCTTGATCTCTTTGTGCTGTATAAAATCCTCTATTAGGGAATCCAGGAGTGTTTTTATTTACAATTCCCATAAAATCAGATCTACCAGTCATTCTAATTTCGTTATCAGACTCTGAATCAAATATTCCTATTCTGCGTCTAGCACTCCTAATGTCAATGGGCCGACCTATATTTGATGTATAACTAAAAACTGTATTATTTACGCTAGCAGTTCCTGTCATACTTCCTACTAAATTTACAGTAGTAGAATTAGGAACAGAGGCTACAGTAGTCCAAAATCTAGTTCCAGTATCTAACTCAATTCCTATAGTATCTCCGACATTAATTCCTGTTGTGCTAGTAACAACACAAGAACTTCCTGACGAGGCTGTTGTAATTTGATTAGTAACTAAAGTAGTGTCGTCACAAGCATAGTCTCCAGTAGGAGATAGCCGGTATGTATTTTGGCCAGGATTACAGAACACCGTTCCTTCTGATGTTGTCCAAAGATGTAGCTGTGTTTCCCATTGTTTAATTAATTTGTTTAAAATATTAGAACAAAAAGAAAGCGCGTTGGTGGTAGGAGTTTCTCCTTCCCCTAGTCTTCCTAATAAACTAAGAGCATCAGCTATAATTTGATCTCTTGTCTGAGTAAAATCTGTAGAATTTGATGTGGTCATCTTAGTAATTTTCCCAAAAATCGTTTAGCTGATCCCAGACAGGGTCAATTTGAAGACCGTAATTAACACTAAACCAATTTTTATCCCATACTGAAATACCTAGACCAGCGTCTAAATAAACAACTGGAAGTTCAGGACGAGCATTAGGTATAGGTTGAGGATCGTCTTTAGTAAAAATAGGGTCATCGAAAGGATGTTTTGGATACCAGCATTTGTTTATGGAACAAGCCATATAGCCGTCCCATGTCTTTCTTAGCTGAGATTTTTTAAACTTAAATCCACATATGTCACATATAGCAGACGCGTCCCAGTATTTAAAATACGGTTTTGTCATAATTATCCTGAATATTCAACGACGTCGATAATACTTGCGTTAGGCATAATGCCTCCTAAAGTAAAGGAGCCATTGGCATTAATAAGAAATTGATTGCCTGACCCTATGCCCGCTCGCAAATAAAATGTAGTACTGGCTGTGCTTCCAGCAACTACAGAGTAAATAATTTCAAAGGGAGTCTGGTTAAAATTAGATCCTGTAGTAGCGCCGTGCGCTATAACAGTAGCCGCAACTGCGTTTGCAGTCGAATCTCTAAATAAAGCAAATATAGTAGATCCATTATCGACTTTAGAAATCGATCCTATGGCTCTAACAATCAATGTATTGTTTGCATTCTTCGGGGTAATAGTAACCGAAGCGATTTGAGATCCTTCCGTATTTTGTGGAATAGTATTATCGGCCGGAATTGTAGAAGATATGCCGGCTGTTGCGGATATAGTATTGGATTGTCTTTGGACGTAAAATTTTGATACGTCGCAATCAGGAAAAGTTATTGTCCTAGCTGCAGTTATACCAGATACCGAATTTAATTGTGTATAGTATGTATTAGACGAATCATATAATTTTAAAGGAAGATTACTTTTAAGATTAACAGACCCTGAAGCAACGATATCTAGTTGGTCTGTACTTTGAAGAGTAGGATAAAGAGATCCTAGTACATTCCCGTTTTTTATTAAAAGACTGCTAGTAGCATTAGCTACAGCATTAAATCTTAATAATATATTACCATTCCAGTCTCTAAGACTAGTTCCTGCTTGTCCTATTTGAATACCACTATTAGCAGTACCAGTTGTAGTACCTAAAATAACGTTTCCTGTACCAGCAGCAGCTAATTGTAATCCAATATTAGTATCACCAACACTAACTAACGAAGGGACATTACCAGTAGTGTTGTTAGTTACTTTAAGATAATTTACAGCAGACCCTGCATTACCTACAAACGACAATAAATTATTATTAGAGTAATCTACTATCGTTGGTGTACCATTATTAGAGAACTTAATGGCGCCAGAGCCAGAAGACACAGTTAGAGCGGTTCCACTAAGTGTGCTAGAACTTGTAAGAGCTCCTGATAAACTTAAAGTAGTAGAAGTAATGCCTTGAGCTGATAAAGTGCTTGAAAACGTGGCAGCACCAGACGCTGTAAGCCCTTTTATAGAAAAATCAGAAGTAGTAGCAGTAAGGGTAGTTCCAGACAATGTTACATTACCTGTTACTCCTAAAGTACCTCCAATTGTAGCATTTCCTGATACAGTTGAAGTAGCAGAAGAAACATTACCAGAAGCTACAATACTTCCTACACTAAATGTTCCAGAGGCAGTAAAATTACCTGTTACTTGGACTGCAGTAGTAGAGATAGATAGAGCACTACTAGTACCTTGTCCACTACTTACTGCCCTAAGCGTGCCATCTACACCACTACCTGAGTTAGATATTTGCAATACATCGCCTAGAGTAGCACTTACTCGTGTGCCGTATAATTGCGCCATATTAATTTCTCTTGATGTTTAAGACTAAAATTAAAGAATCGCCGGCAGCTAGGCCCGTTGTAGTAAGCAAAATATCTCCGGTTTTACCTGTGCCTCCCTGATTAGGAAGACCACCAATATCTCGGAAATCAGCTTTAGTTGGATTTGTTGAAGTAGGAACATTTAAAGCTAAAACATCAGTTGTAGCATCCCATAACAGATTAATTCTGGCTGTACTAGCAGCATTACAAGACGCATAGACTTTTTCTATAGTACAAGTTAAAGGGTCACTATCGCCGTACGTAGCAGCAACAGCAGAAGAGTCATAAATAACTGTTCCGGTCTCATTTGTACCGTCTGAGGCCAGAGTGATATAAAGAACAGCATTTCGTTTGCCGTCTATTAAAACTTTTGATGTAATTGTATTAGCCATATAGCCTCTAAAGATGAAGATTGTTAAATAGAACAATCTAGAAGAATAAATAGGGGCCTTTATAGTCCGCCCCAAGAGACTAAGCCTTGATAACCAAGAACTTTACTACAATGGTGCCGTTTAACGCTGAAGAAGCATGCGTATTACGTACACGGATAACTACAGAGCCTGCGGCTGGTTGTACACGTTGTACAGACAAGCCTTCAGTTGTATTTGTTCCATTTTGCACTGTAGCAATTACCATATCTGCTGCTGCAATTGCTGAGTTAGTCAACGTAAGAACGTAGTCTGAACCTGCTGCTGTTGTAATAGACTCAGAAGTAATAGCACCTTGAGTTTTATTTAAAGTAGCAGCACCTGCTGTTGCAGAGGCAGTTTTAGTACCAGTATCTACTGTTAAATTAGTTACTGTACTAGTTCCAGTCGATGTCATATCTCCTACAAAACCATTCGCGGAATATAACGGACCGGATACATGAGAAGCACTCATTTCGACCTCCTAAATAGACATCCTTGTCCTGTTATTACTACGCGCCTTGTGAACCGTATACGCCACGAGGATCTGACCAACCTACTGACAAACGTCTCATTACTTTGAATTTGCCTGAAGCAGTATCAAAGTCTGTATCGTTATCGATAACAGCTGCTTTACGATCATAGAACTTCAAACCGTCTGGAGCAGTCGTGGTTAAGAACCAGCTATCTACGTCGGTTAAGAAAGGAGTTACAATGATATCTTTAACAACACCGTTATCTCTTAATGCGTTAGCATCGTTGTCTGTTGTCGCAACACGCAGTTGTGATTTCAAAATACGATGAGCATTAAATTGTTCGTTGGTGTGGATGATTAGATTTTGAGGCATTAAATTAATTCTTAAACCTCTATCGTCTACTAACAAACCTATATCAATCGTCGCTTGTTCTAAAGCAGCTTCTGATAAGTCAGCATCTACAGCTAATTTATTAGCGAAAGTAGTTGTAGAACCATTACCACGAATAGGGTGAGCTGTAGAACATAGTTCTTTAGTATCGCCGTTAACCATTGTATAAGAAGAGTTAAAAGCACGATTTAAGACTTGGTGAGCCAAGATTTCATCTGTTTGAACTGACGATCTTTTTAATGCCTTAGCCATACGTTCAGCATGTTTCAGAGCAATTCCGTCTTCCATCATTTCCATAGTGATTTGGAAGCCCAAAGCCATTGTGATCATATCATAGCGAGGTGAATACCCTTGTTTTCCGCCTTCGTAGCGAACACCTGCTCCTTGATCTTTACGTTGCAATAAAGAAAGACCAGATAGCAAAGCATCTTCTTCATACGCACGATCAGACGTTACAATTTCAAAGATGCGCGAATAAATCGGAGCATAGTCCTTATATTCGTCACCAAACCATTTTTTAATCCCAGGTCGTAAGTCTTGGGGAAATAGACCTGTATTCATATTAGTCATTATCTATTCTCCAAATTAAGTGATTGAATCAGCTACCATCAATGCATGTTCAAAAATCTTAACTTCGAGTACAGCACCGCCGGTTTGTGCACCAGCATTTTGTCCGTCTCGTTTTACGCCTAAGATTTTTAACGTTGCAGATGTAGAAGCTGAAGTTGAGCTGTCTAGCATAGTTTTACTAACACCAGTTCCAGTGTCGGCATTAGCTGTAGACGAAGCTACAATAATGTCCGCATTGTAATGTGAACCGATATCAGCAGCTGCTACTGAACCGCCTACTGCATCTTCTTGGATTTGGAAAATAAGATCTGGATCGTCTGCTACTAATACGTAACATGCAGTTGAAGCACGTCTGTAAGGAACGCCGGAAAGAGGAACTGCTGCTGTACCTACTGCATCAGAAGCAAAACCTACTACAACTCCTACTAACGCGTCGCCAGCAGCCGCTTGAGCTACTACTGACACTTGATTAGCTGGATCCATTGCATTTACTAACTTTACACATTCAAACAAACCGATGGTTGAAGTATCAGTTGCTGGGATGTAGTAAAGGTTCGATTCTCCGTTATAAGAAGAACCGTTTTTATGTCGGACTGGTACTAAACCAATACCTGTTGCCATATAAAAACTCCACTATTAATTAAAGGGTTATTCCTTTTTAATTCCACCGTAAATTGTGTTACGTTCTTTTACTGAAAGATCTGACAGTGTGTCAGCAAACATAGCTTCTTCTTGCTTGTCTGTTTCTTCATTTAGTTCCTCGACCAATTCTGCATGGTCTTCTACTGGAATTCTCATCAAAACACCTTTTTGTTCTGAGGTGCCAGAAACATTGACAGCGACAGCTGAGCCTAGACGGCTTGAATTGCCTACAATCTGATCTCCAACTTCTATATTCTTGTCTTGAACTATTTCATAGCCCATTCTCATACGTTTGTTTAGTTCTGCAGGCGAATCATTGACTATACGGTAGTGGAATCCTGCTTCCAGATGTTTTTCGTCAATAAATAAGGGTCCTGCTCTATCTAAACGTCTGCGTTTAACTCTTGTTGATTTCTCTTTAAGTTTTGTCTCTTTTGACACAGTCATTTCTTTAATTCTCCAATTAGATCTAAGTGTTTAGCAAAATCTTCTATAGAACCAAATTTTGGATCTACAGATAGAAACATTTTGTACTGCTGCTTTTGACGGTCAGTCATTCTGCTTGTCAATTTAGAAGCAGCACTACCTGATTCATGTGATGTAGAAGTTAATACTTGTTGAGGAGCTTCTTTTTTAGGATTTTTAAACTTGTCTGGATAAGTTTCTTTAATAAAATCTTCTACTGCTTTTATAGCCTCTTCTGGAGTCATTTTTAATTGCCCAGAAGACACTTTCATTCCTAAATACTCATCGTACGTCGTCGCGGCTTTAGTCATTCTATAATTAGCTTTGCCGTCTTCGTCTAATGTATTAGGGTCTACATTTTTATCGAAATTCCCAAACCAAGTCTTATTACGTTCTTGAAAATCAAGGGCGGCTTGATGAGGTGCTTGTGGTTGTTGTGTAGAAGTTTCTTGTTCTAAACGACGTATATTTTCTTTATGTTGTTGAATATGGTCATCTAAAGCATTGACTTTAACTACGTCGCCTACTTCAATAGCTGCGTCGCGTGTCGCTTTAATTTCAGCTAGTGCTTTTTCATAAGCGGCTTTTTCTACTTTCTTTTGGTGAGAAGAAAGCTGTTTAAAAGCATCTTTTAATTCATTGATTTCTTTCTTTTGAGCATCGATTTTACGAAAAAACGAGCCGTCTTTTACGTACTGCTCTGCTGATTTCTTGTCTGCTCCTTCATAATTAGGATTCCAGCCCTGTTCAATAGCCTGTTTTTCAATTTCTGAATATTGAGGCTCTGAATGCTGTTCTGTATGAACTTCCGAGGAACTCTCGGTTGTTTCGGCAGACTCGGCTTCTGCAACTTCGGCTGTGGAATCCATTTTTTTAAATTCTTCTTGTGCTTGTCTAAGTTCTTCCATTAATTTATCATTTGTGCTCATTTTTAAACCTCTAAGTCATTTACATCTAAAATTACTTCTTCGTCATTTACGACTCTAAGAAGTTTATGGCCCGGAACTTTCTTTCCTGCATAACGAGCAATCATTACTCTGTCTCCTACTTTGATCCAAGGTTCGCCTTCTCCTAGATCTTTATATGCAGTAGCTCCTATTTGTCTTACAATTCCTATTTCTGAATCTTCTTCGTAAACTTTTTCTTCTTTAGCTAAAATAATCCCTCCTTCGGATCTTTTTTCTTCCTTTACTTCTGACACCATTTCTAATAGAACTCTATGTCCTAGTACTTTCATCTAATTTCTCCAAATCTTCGTCGGTTAAAAACTCTTTTGGTTCTGCAACTTCCTGTAAGGTTAGTATCTGTCCTTTTAATTGGGCTATCTGTTGAAGATTCTCTGGAGAGATTGCTGGAGAGTATAAAACCAAAGAATCTAGATATTCTTTATGGGCCTGGAGGTGCTCCTTCAGGGCCAGGAGGTACAGCTTGGTCATTGGGTGCTGCTGCCATTGAGCCAGCATCTGCTTGCGGTTGTTCTGCATTATTCGGCGCCTCTTGGTCTGGTGTCTGTGCTTTTTGTGCTGCAATCTGAGCTTGCTGTTCTAATTGTCTGACTTGTAAAATAGTAGACATCTTCGAATTAATCATATCTAGTTGTGTTCTATAATCGTCTAGCTGAGTGCCTTTTTCTGCGGCTTCAGCTAAAGCAATATTTTTAATAGATTCTGATTTAATTTTTTCTATTTCAGCTTCAGCTTTAATAGCTGCAAGCTGGAATTCTCTTTCGGCTAGATCTTGCTGACGAGCTTTTAAGGCATTGTCTGCAGATTGTTGAATCATTTTAGCCTGAAGTTCTATAACATCTGGTGGAGGAGGCTGATTTGGATTTGGTGGAACAAAATATTGTTCTGGATCAGAAATCCGAGCAAATTCAAGCGTTTTAATCTGAATTTTTGTACTGTCTACATTAGGTTGGCCTAGCATAGACTGTAAAACTTGTATTTGTTGTAGTCTTTGGACTTCAGAAGACATATTTGGATCAGCGATTGGCATGATATCAATACTCTTCATATCAAAATCTTTTCTATAAACAGCTTGTTTATCATCCATAACAGTCATATACTCTTCTTCATCCATGTATTGGCTGTCTAAATAGAACCATTTCATGTATTCGTCTTTTAATGAGCGATAAATACGTCGACGAATAGAGTTGAATACTTTCATTCCTTGATTAATTAAGGCAGAAACAGCGCCAGTCTTAGCATTGTCTGGCATTACAGAGCCTTGCATAGCTTCGGTAGAAGAAGATAATTCTTTGCCGGTCTGTATTAACAACCCAAGTAATTGATATAGAACGGAAGACGGTTCTTGATAAGTAATCGGCATGAATCCTTGCTTTAATTCTTGTCCGCCGACTGGCTTAATACGTATCCATTGGCCTGGAGAGTGTCTGCTCATGCCAGATTCAAGTTTTAAGCGAGAATCAATATAGCCGCCCTGCATATTTCTTAGTGTGCCTGCGTCTATTAATTGATTTAAGATTGTATTAATAGATTCATTAAGATGGCACATCAAAGTACCGAAACCAATACTTAAAAAACTGCCGTTAGGATTAGGTAAAAAATGAAAATCAGTAAAATGACTTTGTGCTTTGATGCGACTAATCTTACCTTTAGAATTAGTTTCGATTCCGTCTTTATCAAATAGAGCTACAATACGTAAAACTCGAGAAGTGCCTTGCTCTGTTGTTACAATGTAAGGTTCTTCATAGCCGTCTTCGTCTAAATCTAGATATCTATGCTGTTCTAAAAGGTCTATACAAGAATTATTACTATATTCGTGATAGTATTCACAAATTTGATCTACTTGATCTTCTAAAAACAAGCCTGCTCTAGCGTATTCGACTAAATCATTCTTACAGAAATGCAAAATATGAGTAACACGACGAGCTTTATCTAAACATTCTACTTTCGCATTAATAACGATGTCTTTAGGATCACAAACTACAGAACAATTTTGCTTACAGATAGGATCATAGTAAGTTTTTTTGAACAACAAACCTACATTAGGCAGCATGTTCAGTAATTTATCTAGTCCTTTTTCCCATTCTGTTGTCTGAAACAACATTTGATAAGACATATAGTCAGAAACACGTCTTGCTTGCTCTGCTTTTGAGCCTGTTGGATCTCTGCCTAATACAGCTGCTTTAACTACCTTGCCGTCTTGTACAATTTCTGGGTACGTATTAGCAGCAAATTGAAAACATGCGTTTGTAATTAAAGGGTATTTTACGTTAGCTGAATTTACAAACGGAGTATTTTTTGGTTCTTTTTTTAAAGAAGCTAGATTTTCAGCTGCTTCTACTTGTGCTCTCCATTCTTGCATAGAAGACAAGTCTATATCAAACCCTTCGGTAACTTTGTTACCTATTTTACCTAATAATTCTGAATCTAATTCTTCAGCTATATTATCAGATTTACTTAATTTTACTAAATATTCTTTATCTGACACGATTAATAACCTGTAATTGAATTTCTGTCTGAGTCAAAACTAAAAGGACTAGTATCATCATCTTCGTCTGGATGTGTATCTAACACATCAAATCCAGACATGATTAAATAACGAAGAGCGTCCATCAAGTGATCGTTCTTTTTAACTGGCTTTCCATTATCATCTCTTCTATACATTCTATATTCGTAAAAGAAGTTTTGAAGAGTCGAGCAAATCTTTAGTCGTCCAGTACTTAGTCTGTTATATACTTCTAATAATCCTGGCTCTACTGCATTATTAGCTAAAGTAAGATTCAATCCTTCTTTAGCGTATGCTTCTAAAAACGCTACTCCGTCTTTCCCTTTACCACCAGATCTAGCAGCAGGATCGCATACACCTGGAATCCAGGCTCCTCTCGACCTTACAGCACTTGCGTGCACTGCTGGTTCTTGTTGTCCGCTATAGTGCTCAGAGTAAATGTACCAAGTATCGTCAGAATGATCGTATGCTCCCCACAAAGCCGCAGTCTTGTTCCAACCTACGTCAAACCCGTATGCTCTAGGCCAATGCTTAGGAGGAAAATCTTTAGCAGGAGCGAAAATAATTTCATCTTCTGGAATTGGATAGATAGCTCCTCTACCTCTGTACGGAATACCTTTTGTTTTAGTATCAATCATATGAGGAGGGATCTTAGCAATCATGTCCTCACGCTGTTGTTTTGTAATATGAGGAACATCGTCCCAACCTACCATAACAACAAATTTTTCTTTCTCTCCAGCTTTAGGTTTGTCAAGAAAATGTAGTACAGTGTCTGTCAAACCAGAGTCGGGGGTGAAGGTCAGGAATACAATTCCGTTAGTCGTCAGAGTACGCATTTGACATTCAATATAGATGTCTAAAGGACACTCTTCGTCGAGCATTACGACATCGATCTTAGCTGCTTCGAAAGCTTCTTTACCTGATTGATAAGTCTTAATAATAATGGTGCTTACACCACCAGACTTATGTTTAATAAAGTATTGTCCATAGCCACCAGCAATACCTGGTAGCGCTAAAGGCTCTTTCGCTATTGCATCTCTAGGTATCAATCCTGTTCCGTACTCAAATCCACCAGTCAAATCTCTTTGGATCGAGTCACGGATAATCTCGCCGCGGTCGCCGCACACCCAGCATACCACTGGTTTATTAAATTTCTTTCCTTTCCACCAATGAGGATAATTTCCTGTACAATGCATTACTACTTCGTACAGACCAGTAAGCGTTTTACCTACTCGGTTAGCTGCAATAAAAGCTCTTTCGCCAGCGTATGATCCTGCCTCTAGAAAGGCCATGTGCTTAGGGTACAGCTCTCTTCTAAGAGGCCCAGTGTCAGGATAGAGAAAGTCTGCGAAATTGTATTTTTTCTTTTCTGTAAGCTGCTTTACGGCTTCTGCTATTTTTATTAACTCAGCTTCAGATTTATTATTTAGGTTCATCGAGTAATTTTTGGTCTATATCTTGTGGAATAGTCTGGAATTGTGCTTCGATTACATTAAGTTCTTTAAGGCCTTCTTGAATAAACGATATAAGCTCGTCTTTACTTTGTCCTTGAAAAACGTTAACATTTCCTATATTAATCTGAGGACCGGCTTGAGCATTCTCATTACGCCCGTATCCAAAGTTCTTTGCTACAAACGACTGCCAGTATTTGTAACCGGCTTCGTCTCCTTCAAGCATCTTTTGAACGCCGAAATCATGCCACCACTTTTCAGCTGCTTCCCATCCTTTTTCATAAGCGTCGTTAAAAGCAGGGTGCTTATTAAGCCAGTTATAAAACGTTTTTCTTGAAATACCAAAATGAGCAAATACCGGAGCACCTTTGGCTCCTTTACTCATAATATCAATTAATTCTTGAGGATAACTATCCTTGTAGTCAGTATCTCTAGGCATAAGATTATATGGTATTATCTTTTTTAGAAGGAATCTTTGAGGAATAAAACAGATTGAAGAGGTAATCTAGCTTCGATTTGATTTCTGAAAGATCTTCTTTAATAGGATCGACTTTGTCTGCTATAATTTGTCTTACTTGTGGTTCAGTAACACTGCCTGATTTTTCTAAGCTCGTCAGACGTCTATAAACATCTTTAATCATAAATCCTACTATTCCTGAAATAGCAGAACCTACGAATACTATTATTTGAGTAGCTGTAATATCCATAAATCCTGCTATAAACTTTTATTTAATTCGTACCATTCTATAAATTCTTGATGATTATCAACAATCTTGGTTCGTATTTGTAATGTATTGCCTAAAGGAACATAATGAAAATACTGGTATATAAATCTATCAGGAAATTCTTTATTTACTTGAAACCAATACATACTGCCTCTTGACTTTATCTCGGGAGTCAGCCGTAGACAGCTGAATCACCTCCTTCGCTTACTCTCTAGTTGCTATTTACTAGAGGCCTTATAAGGAGAGAGCAGGACTTATAAGTTTTAGGATGACCACTTAAGGCAGTTGCCCATACAGAGGCAGTGAGACCTTCTGAACTACGCCTAATACCGCTCACTGACGCGGTTACTCTCTTTTTTGATCTTTAAGACTATTACTTACATCTGGTGTAGGTGGATGTTCCTATTACATATCCAGGTACAGCACTAATTAATTTAGTAAGTCCTGAACCGCAGGCTTCACAGATAGGTGTTTCGTCTGCTTTGCACAAAACTTCAATAACTCTATGAGATGTTGGATAATGTCCTACATTTTCTGGACATTCTGTTGTAGTACAGACACATTCAAAGATAGGCATATATTATTCTTCTAATAAATAAAAAGGAACGGCTAATAGCCCTAACAATAATATTACTAAAAACAATACAATACTTACTGGTATTACCATAACGATGTAGACTATAAGACCAATTATAACTGATAGTATTTTTGACATATCTTAAGCTCTAAATAAGTGGGTGAACTTCCCCATAAGGGTTATCGTGGTCCACCGCCTCACCGCTGTTATACCCTAGAGTTTATCAGCTCTCCGTCTAAAGCTATTTTTCCGCTTAACACCGTTTAGCTACGCTGGTACGGCAAACACCTCAAAAGCAGTATTTTTACTTTAGATCCTAAGTTGCGCATTGTTAAGAGGCGTGAGGGGTTAATAGTGCCTCGTTGCAAGGCAAGCTGTACTGGGCGAACCTTTGTACAGTTTCGAATGCCTGATGTCAATGACAGAGCAGGATACATTGTTCCTTATCAATGGCCCTTTCAGTCTAGATACAACCTAGACAAACATCTATTACTGAGATCTTCTTCTTTGGCTGATAAGGCAAAACAAGAAAACCAGTCCGTACAAGGATATGCAGAGGGACTGGCCATATTATTATTCTAAGATCTGTATAGCACCCAGATCAAGGAGACTTAGGATCATCTCAAGTTATTTTGTGTGAGATCGCTTACTATTTAAGCCTAAGCGGTAATCGATATTATTTATTTTATAAGTATATTATAGCACACGATTTACGATTTGTCAAATCTAAAACTAAATTATTTTGAATTCTTTGCAATTTCTTGGTCTATATGATCTATAACTCCGTTTTCTTTCATAACACTGGTTACTGCAGCTCTAAACAAAGTATTGAGTAGTCTAACATCTTCATCTGATAAATCTACAGATAACTCTGCCCCTAATGCATAATCAATTCCGTCTATTTCGGCATGTACAGCAACATTTCTAGAAGTTCTTTTATTAGAATCAAGTTTTATGCTGCCTAAATCAGAATAAATTTTTAATATGTTCATAATACGTCTCTTTTAAAAAGCTACTATAGCATAAAGATTTTTCTCTGTAAAGTCTATAAAACCTTTTTATCTACTAACGTCTTAATAACGCTTGATATATTAAACATTTTTACTACTTCTACTATACCGTTCTTCGCAATATATCCTCCAAGACCTATTTCAAGAAGTCTAAAGTATTCTTGCATTTGCGGTGTCATCGCATCATTAAAATGCGCTGGGACATACCCAAACCAACTGGCTATTAACGAAACTGTCAAAGCACTCATAAGAAATGCTCTCCAGTTTCTTTCTAACCAAGAACCTTGGGTCAAGATCGCATTAAGTGCATTAGCAGTCGCTGTTACTCGACTTGCATCATTATCATCAATTGACTTTACAATATCTAAAGTTTTATTGACTACTGCTGCTTGAGATTCTTTAAACCCAAACAATCCTTTTATTGAAGATCCTAAAAACCCAAATAGGGCTGATACGATTACTGGCATATCTTAACCTCATTAAATCTACTTTAAAGGCGCGTAGCGCCGTTTTCTCCCTTTTCCCTAGGGTACCTATTACTCTGACGCAATCGACGTCATACAGGCCATGTATGACGTCGTTGCTCAAGATTGTTTTAACTATTTAAGTCTGGGTTCTGGCGAACTCACTGTGTATTTATTTCTTGTTGTTTGTGTAAATTCTTGAGTACTGGCTAACTCTAATCTAACGGTTAGCTAAGTGATTGATTT